TCAGCACTCCACTGCTGCAAGGCTTGCAGCGAAAGCGCCTTATGTGAATACTGAACGGCTGCGACGGTAGCACCCAACTCGGAATTACCGCCGCCTATGGCGAAGGTCCCGACAGGAGTCTGACCCATTGTGCTCTGTGAACCGGCCCAAACCTGTCCAGTATCGAGACGCCTAACTGCCATCTTGCAGGTGCCGCCCGTGTTGCTGGACATGGCGAAGAAATACGGAACGCCAGCGACGAAGCCCGGGATACCAACAGCGGACGCACTCCGAAGATCATATCCGGGGATTAGGAAAGAAGGGTCGCCGAAGTATGAGATAAGACAGTTGCTGCCCGCGATACCGTCAGTGAAAATGGCGCGGGTATTAAGATCAGGAAGGGTGAAAATACCTGCCATCGTGAGTTCAGCGGGTGTGCCGCTGGCTCCGGTGTTCGGTGTCGTGAAATAGTCGGAGACTGTCGGCGGTATAACGTTCGGGCCAATAATGCCGCTCATCCCCGGTATCGGAGAGCCGACCTTTGTGGCGGGAGCGCCGGTCAGTAGGTTTGTAAACCCGCCGCCCGAAGCAACGGCAGAGTAAATGATATTCTGCGATGCTGGGTGCGACGGGTCAAAGCCCGGATTGCCTCCGGGGAAGGCGAACGGTCGCGGCCGTTTGAGGGGAAGTATCAGCCGCCCCATCTTACGTCATCGCGATGTTGTAGGTCCGGTACTGACAGGTGTTGCCGGAAGCCGCGAGGGCAACGCCGCCGTTATTGGTGAGCACAAGTTTGAACTTACCGGGCGGAATAGCAATCTGAAGGGCGGTTCCTTCCTGTGCCTGCGTGGCGGCGACGAGAGGGATCGTCGCAACACAGTATCCGCTTGGAGGACCAGCGGCGGACGAGCCGAACTTGCCGTCTCCGTAAGTCGTTGCGTCTTTGTTTAGCGGGTAGAGGTGGAGTGAGATATTCGCGCCGGCGCCCGTGAAAGCGGCGCTGGCGAGCGCAATACTCACGTCCATGAACATGTCCAGCGCGGTGCTGTTGTCGATCTGCAAATCACTCAGGATTGCGTTGGTGCTCGCAATCGAGTTGAGCGTAGCGGTCGAGAACGCGTCGGTCCATGTGAGCCCTACGCCTAGACCAGCAACCCATGATGCTTTCGTTACCATTAGACCAGCCCCGCTGCGTTGATGTCGCCAAGGTCAAAGGCGCGCGAATAACCGTTCGCCTGCCACCACGGCACGGGTGGCGTACCCAGCGCGACGATCGCGTCGGCCTCGGCCTGCGTGAGTAGAGTGTGCGTGATCAGGTCGGCCAACATGCCCCGCACGATGAGCAGCGATACGTCGAGCGTCTGCACGCGCGGGTCGGAGTTGTAGTCGACCGCGGCCATGGCGCCTGGCGTCTGCGACGCCTTGATGCCCATCCACAGGTTGTTGGTGCGCAAGTAAGCCATCACCTGCAACACGGGCACGGGCACGTTAGGGCCGGCGACCGTTGCACCGTTCACAGCGTCGAGCTTCTGCTGCGTGGTACCGGTCAGGGTCGCCCATTTTGCGACGAGCGCGCTGTAGTCAGCCATGTCGAAGTTACCCGTGTGTGATCGTGCCGGCGGTGATCGTCACCGTGCCGCCCGAAGAGATGGTGGTGGTACCGAGGATGATGTCGGTGGCGGACGTGCCCACAGTCAAACCAGAGACGACGGTGGTACCGGCGTTGTTGCGCAGCTCGGCCAGGGCCGCGGTCCCGGATGCCGACGCGGCAACCGACAGCGGGACGCCGGCGAGCGTTGCCACGGCGCCCGAGATCGTGAACGGCGGGTTGGGCAGCGCGATCGTCGCCAGCACACCAGTGGAGCCCGACAGGGCGCCGGTGCCAATGACCAGCTGGCCCGCGGAGCCGGCGCCGGTCGATGCGGCAGCGACCTTTGAGTCAATCAGGTCGGCCACAAGTTGCATGCGGTTGGTCTTCAGGGTAGCTGCGTAAACTGCGGACATTGGTAGCTCCTGTTAGCGACGCCGCGAGGCGAAGGTTTGTGGGAAGCGCCAGGCTTGCCCGTTGTTGACGTTTCGGTGGAGGGCTTCGAGTTTGGCTTGTGACGTGGTCCCGACCATCTTCCGCATGTAGAAGATCGCCATCTTCTCGTTGGTGTATGGCTTCGCCGGCTGCGCCATCATGCGGCCGATAAGCCCCTCAAGAAGTCCGGTGCCGTACTTGTTCAGGATCCACGCCGGAAACTCCGGGTAGCCAGCGTTGTCACCGGAAGCCGTGATAGGGTCGTTCACCGTGAGGGCGACAGTGGCGGTGAGCGTGTCGTCTGCGCCGGCTTTGGTCGCGAGGAGGATCTCGCCGGGGACCTGCATGGAGGCTCCCACGGGGCGGCCGGCGCTGTTCACTACCCAAAGGAGGCGGTTCATCGACGCGACACCGTACTGGCCAATTTCATAGGTCGTGGGGTCGGCGTCCGTCGCCAGCACCGGGAAGTCGATGTCTTGCTGCCAGATGTTTGAGTCCTGGAAGAAGTCGTTGAACAGATTGAACACCTCGAGCTGGATATTTGCGTCGATGGCGCCGGGCAGATGCACCCGCGCGTTGTTCAGGAGACGTGTGAGGTCGGCGCTTACTGCCATGGTCAGCCTCCAGCCGTTAGAAGCTGCGACGTGAACTTGGCGATGAAGGCCGAAGCGCGTTGATCCTGCGTGTCCTCTTCGTCGCGCAGCTGCGCGTGGCCGGTCATGAAGTACACAAAGGGCAGGCGGTATTGCTGGTCCATGGCGACGGCGGTGTTGTCGACCGTGGTGAAGTACGGGACCGTCGTCACGCCCAAAAACAAATCGACGCGGAGCTTGCGCGCGGAGAGCATGCCAAGATTGAGGGCCGAGAGGAGGTCGATGTCAGGGTACCGGTACGGCACGACCTGATCCTGCAACAGCGCGCGCGTTTCCCGCACGTAGTCCGCCACAGTGTCGAGCATCGCCATCGTGAGTGGTCCTGAAAAAGAGAAGGCGGCCGGCCGGGTGTGGTCGACCGCCTTTGTTTCTTAGTCCGCGACTACTTAGCCGGGGGTGATGATCGCCTGAGCCAGTGCGGTTCCGTCCACGACCTTGTAGCCGTAGACTTGCAGGCCGCGCATGATCGTGCCGAAGGTCTGCTCCGACCGCAGGGTCTCCATCTTCGTCATCTGAGATGCGAAGGTGAGGCCGTGCGCGTGGCCGGCGTACATGGCGAACTCGCCAGACGCCAGACCAGCGCCCGTACCGTTGGGCAGCAGGTTCGACGTGTAGAGAGTGAACCGGTCAACCATGCCGATGCGGCCGTTACGCAGCATCGAAGTGCCGTCGCCCGAGAGATAGGCCTCACGGAGCTCCGAGCTCTTGATCAGGGTCGCAGCCCACGCCGGAAGAACAACCCAACGTCCCTGCTCCGGGATGTTGCGTTCGTCCAGGGTCTGGCCGAGGCGCAGGATCGCGTCGACGACTTCGACCTTACCAGCGGCGGGGGAGCGAGCCACGAGGGCCAGCGGTCCGGTCGAGGTAACACCGAGGTTGATGTTGGCGGAGATGGCTCCAGCAGTTGCACCGCGGTTGGTGGTTGCCGTTGCGCCGTTGAGGACACCGAGCAACACCGCGGTGTCGATCGTGATCTTCATCTGCTCGCCAGCGTCATCCGACCACATGTTGAGCAAGTTCAGGTCGCTCTGCACGTCCATGACATCGTCGAGGATCGTGTTGAAGTACTTGCCCTTGTCGATCGTGAGCTGGAGGACGTTGCCGGACGGGCGCTGAAGCGCGAGCGACATGTCCGCCTGGTAGTCGGCGATGGTGATCGTCGGCTTGGTGCGGATGTTGACGGTGTCGCCCTGGTTCTTGATCTCACCTTCGTAGTCGGTGTTCGAGATCGCAGAGAGAACAGTCGAGGCGTAGAACTTCTCGATCAGCTTGCCCGACCAAATCGCGGGGATGAAGCCGGTCGCTGCGAGGGTGTTGGCGGTGCCGCCAACGGGATAGAGGGCACCACCGGATGCTACTGTAAATGCCACTTGGGCGTCTCCTGAAAAGAAGGATTACCTGATGCGGCCTTCTCTCCCGGCTTCGATGATTTGAGCATCAATGCGCGCGTACTCCGCGTCTCTTCCGCGGTACTTTCCCGAGGAGGAGTCAGCGTAGAACTTGGAAATTTGGGCCGCGGTGAAGGTGGGCTTCTCAACAGGGGCACCTGGTGCCGCTGATGTCTTTGCTCTGCCTGGTGCCGCGAAGGCTTCGAGCGGGATCTTTCCGGAATTATCTTCCGTAGTATCCGGCACTCCACCAACTGGTGCGGGGGCCAAGGCAGCCTCGTGAGCGAGGAAGCCGTTGAAGAATGCGAGCACTCGAGGAGTGTTGTTCTGCTCGTAGGCTGCACTCAGTAGTGAGTGTCTGGTAGCACCTGAAAAAGGATCAGGCAACTGCAACCATGAATGAAATTCTGGTGCAACGTTCACGGTGCGCCACGTCGGCAACCTGTTATCAAGGTCCGTATTCATTGCGTTTCTTGCATTCACGGATTGCGCGGCGGTGTCACCAGCGCGCTGGCCCTTGAGCTCTGCGATCTCTTTTTTTAGCGCCGCCATCTCGGGCGAGAGCTGCTCGAGCGCTTTTTTGCCGACGACGCTGAGAAATTCTGCGCCGTACTCGTTGGTCTCCTCCGGCGTAAGGAGGCTCGCGGCCTGGAGTTCGTTCGGCGTGGCAACTGTGGAGGCCTGGAGCCGGGCGACCTCCGACTGCATGGCGGTCATCTGTTCGCCCATGGCACGGATGTTGTTCTGCGAACTTTCGTAGCGGCCCTTCATTGACTTGAAGGCGTGCTCCCAATCCTGCGGGGGCGCAGCGACAACCGGCGGAGTTACCTCGAGGGTAACTTCGGGGGCGACAACGACGGGCGCGACAGGTGCGACAGGCTCAATGGGTGCGGGGGTGGTGCCATTTGCTGCGTGGAACGCTGCGTCGGCCGCAGCAGCAAGGTTCTTGATGGCGGTGGGGATCTTTACGTTCGGATCGTTACGAACTTGGGCTGGTGCAACCACTTGAAGTCTCCTGTTGCGCCATCAGCGGCTATCGCGGCTGGTGGGGCTTTTGGTTCTGTTTGGTTTCTAGTTTGTTGGCCGCGTTAACGGCGTCAGCGAGCAGATCGCGGAGTATCGCAGTTGCTTGGGCCCGACCTTGAGTGACCTGAAGCATGTCGAGGGGTGAACGAATGCACTCGTCGCGCCTGGCATCGGCGTAGGCGGTGAGCGTTGAGATGAATTGCGCCCACTCTTGAGGGGCGCGATGCGCGAGGTGGGCGGCGGCGAAGATGAGGTTCTTATCGCTCAACGCTCGTCACCGTCGTTGTCCGACTTGGTCATGCCGCCGAGTATCGAGGGCGAGCCGAGCGCGCCGGTGCCCGATGGCGTTGCCTTGGCGTAGTTGTTGAAGCCCTTGCGACCACCAGCGATCGTCATCAGGGCGCTGCGGTGCGGCAGCATCTCCTCGGTCGAGCCTTTGCCAGCGTGGTTGGTAGCTCCGGGAATTTTGGCCATGGTGGTGTTCCTGAAAAAGAGAATGGGGAGCCTCTTGGAAGAAGCTCCCCGTAGCGATTAGCCGAACGAACCGGTCACTGTGCCAGCGGAGATGGCCAAGGCGCCAGTGCCGCCGGAAACACACAAGAACTCGCCGACCGGCTTCGCGGTGGCGGTCAGGGTAATCACAGCCTTACCGGTCGCGTCGGTCAGGATGTCCAGGACCTTGTTCGCCGTTTTTGTGAACGAGATAGCCCCGGTCGTAACCGCCAGACCCGTGGAGTAGGTCGTGGATGAGACGTTCGCGCCGACGGCACTGGTCGACATGAACATCTCGAAGGCATACACCTCCGCGGTGGGGAACTGGAGCGTGAACGTCGAGACGCTGGCCGCGCCAGCCGTAATGGTGA